AACGAGAATATGTCTGGTGGCATAAGTGCATACTCACTAAGAATAACTGCATATGGGTTGGTTCCTACAAGGGATGTGTCATATGTATCACCACCAATTATTTGCAGTATAGAACCATTCTTGAAACGTATTTTCATCTCAGCTTGGTTTATGCTCTCGACTAAGACCTTTGGAAGGTAATCGAGAAACTTTGTGCCATCAATTGCAATGGCATCAAAGACCGCTTTACGTCCTTGTGAGTACGTTGGCAATACATAGAACACAAGCGCTACCCTTTTAATGCATTGGCGAATGGCTAGATTCCAAAAAAGGATATCCTTACCCGCTCGTCGACTTGCAATGTAAAGTATACGCTTAGATTTTTTCTCTTCGACAGTATCCCAAATTTCCTCTTGATACCATCTCAGGGCAAACTTATCCAAATCTACTTGTACTTCAACACTCATTCATTATCCATTTACTAATTTCTTCCTACAAAAAGGACACCACGCAAAAATATTACACCAATCTTCTACGGGATTTACTATGCCAATAATACACATTGATTGTTTATCAAAATGGATCATATTTTCATAACTCCTTAACGATTGATCCATTAGAGTACAACAGTGAGGCTTATCACAGATTGCACCTTTTTGTTCTTCGTTCCAATATATTTTTTCACTCATTTATTCTCTTCCCACAGAAAAAACAAAACATCACCTCAATCAAATCACCTGAATCAGGATCTTGTAGTTTGTATTTTCCATCAATATAAAAAAATGTATGAATATGCTCTACTTCTGGACAATTCATTGCTAAACAGCGTTCCATAGTTAAACAACAATGCGGACCTTTATAGTCACGCCTTGCTTGTTCAACTCGTTCATCTATTTCTGCATGCCATTCTTTATCATTCATTCTGGTTGCCTACTAATCTCTTCCCATCCTACCACACACCGCTTACACTGCTGTCCTACTTCTGAGTTCACACAATCAGAACATGACATATCTTTCATACTACAAAGGGTAATGAGTTGAATATGAAAGAAGTCTTTATACTTCTCATTAATCCCCTGTAACACAGAACGCAGTTCATTGATTAATTGTTGCTCTAAGTGATCATCCATTATTTATCCTTTTCCTTCTATCTACAACATCTTGTAAAAGTTTTCCATGCCTTATTGGGAAATCATTCCAGTCATTTATCAACACTTGATAGCAAGACATATGTTTATGCAGGTCAGCTATATCTTCTGGAGAACCATGCGCATATAAATCTTCTTGCTCCTGAAAAAGAGAGTTGAGTTCATCAACTAAAACTGATTGCATATCCAAGTAATCACTCATGCTTGACCTTATGTTCCCGCTTCTTATGTTTATCAGCTTCAATTTTGTCTTTTAACAAACGATTTTCTTCTTCAAGACTGTTTATCTTTAACTCAAGCTCAAATGCTTGGTAATGGTTCATCGCTTTTAATTCTTGAATTTGATTTATCAGTTGTATAATCTCCAATTCAAGATCATTTATTTTTTTATCTTTATCAGCCTTTAATTGATGCAGCTCATGTTTACATTTGTTATGAGTAAAGAACATAAAACTACAAAGATCTTTCATCATTCCTCAACCTCTCTATTTCCAATCATCTCTTCCTTACTCACAATTCTCGGCTTGGCATCACTAATGATAAAGGTATGCGCCTGCTTCTCTTCTTCCTTCTTCATATCAGAATGATACTTGTTAATTTCATGCCATTCAGGATCATATTTATGCATATCTTTATAAGCGTATGCTCCATCAAGTTTCTTATTCATAGCTCCTACTCTCCGATGACAGGCAAGCGAAAGCTTAACGTCATCATACGCATCTTTAACATCAGGATATTTTGCTACCCATTCTTTCAATGTACGAAAAGGTATCTTATATTGTAGACAGAACTGCAGAATTTCTAATGATGAAGAATGTTCACTCCAAGTGAGCATGGTATATATCAGTCTCTTACGCCAATCATCACGCCCAGGAAATAAACCAAGAGTCTCCCTATCGAGAAAATCCATCCAAGAGCGAGATTTCGACAATTCAAGACTATCCGTGTTAGATTGTGAAGTTTTAACTAATTCCTTTTTCTTCATTCTACCTCTGTAATTTTCAACTCCGTTCTAGGTTCTTTATCATACACTTTTTTTATCGACAGGGAACAGATAACACGGGTGTCAGCAATTATTATGTCCTTTATAGCATCAATGAAGAACTTGTAAAGGCAATCGAGTGATGGCGTTATTGAATGATGAATTGAATTGGGTCGTTCTTTGATTGGTTTAGGAATTGGCATGTAAAATGTTACATCCATGTGAATAGGCTTATCAAAAAAAGGTTCTTCGTTGTGTTGTTGGTTGAGATATAATCCAAAACAAACTTTATCTCGCATATCAGCATCATAGGATCTATTTGCTCTACGCACAGCCTTGTGCCATGCTATTGGAGCTATTCTGATACAGTATGACTTGCTTCTCATTACTACTCTCCCTGTCTAACTCTGACAATTCTAACAATTTACATTCTAATTCTTTCTCGACATATCTAATCGACTCTTCTATTAAAAATCTAAAATGCTTATCAGGATCTGCAAGCTTAATTCGACAACCCTCAATCTCTTTGAGAAGAATATTACGACGTTCATCAAAGGAAAGAACTTGACGCTGTTTAATAACATTCACTTGTCTTGGCCTTTGAATATTAAATGGTTTCTGAGGTGTTCTACTATCTACCCCAATAATTTCGCACAAGTTATAATACCATTTCCAATCAGGTTTTAGATTATTATCAGCACAATATTTTGTAGCAAATAATATTATCCATTCCATTCTATTGGGAACATGCGGTACTTTTTTGTTAGCGATTGCATATTCTATCTCTTTGTAAACATGCTCAAGTGTCTCTTTTGTGAAAGCAATAAGCTTAAACTGTTCTTTTTCATCAAGGGTAAGAACCATAGATATCTTTTCGATGATAGGCGTAATGATTTCTGCCCTAATCTTTGGGTTACTCAGAATGTCTTTTATGCGAGGATCATGTCGATTGTCTAAAATAAGTTGTTTTTGTATTTCATTCACGAGCATTCTCCTTTTTTTATTTATTGGTTTTCTGGTGTATGTTGTTTTTTTCTCGCATGTGCGTGAAGATACATACATACATTTACTAAATAAACTATCTAAGATAAGAGAGTTCTTATTCTGTGTGACATTTTCGTATGAATAAATTATCTTATTTTTATGATCTACTCTTATTCCATGTGAAATATAGAGCTCTTGGTTCTTAGAAGAAAGGGAATTAATCCAATGAGAAAACGCATATTTCCCCCGTTTAATTTTGTCATTAAGGGTATAATAGTTTGTAGCGTACTTGTTTACTTGATGCTTGGTTATAAAGCCATCCTTATGAAACTTATTAGTAGCGCGAATAACAGTCCGTACTGTACAACCAACAAGTGATGCTATACGGATATTAGATCGTCTAATCCATGGAGCATTACGATATTTCATTAATATAGAAGCAATGGTTTGTTGAGAAGGAGTGCAAGAAGCTAGATAATGGTCAATCTGTGAATCTTTATGAGAAAAGCTTGGGATTAATAAGCTTTTTTCTTTTCTTGATGCTTGATTTATTTTATTATTGTAGTACATTATTAATATGTTTCCGTTGTTGAGCATCGCTTCTCAATATCTCTGGTAGGACGTTGACATCAGAAGTGGTGCTCTAGTTATCTTCTTTATTTACATTTCAATTTATAACGTGTCTTAGCTCTTCAAAAACGAAAACGCGTTATTTACAAATCATAAAGATTAAGTATAAGGACGGGTGTAAACTCGTCCTATATATTTAATCGTTACAAATACTTGACAGTGATATTGTACTTAATCTTCAGAATTTATCAATAAGTTCCCTATCAGACCTTCTTATTCTTTTCTCTTTTTCAAAATAATTAGTTTCTCCGTTAGGGTGAGGAAGAATTGTATGTCTATATTCTTCATGATCAAATTTATATATTGTTATATGATAGTTTTCTGTACATTCTTTACTGCACAAACATTTTCTAATAAATCCCTCTACTCCTACCATATCCGAGCTTTTTTCTAATAATTTATCTTCTATATGTCTAACTCTTGGGGAATGCATTATTTCATATATTTTTGATAGTTTTTTCATTATCATTTTTTTTTGCTATATACGTTTTTTGTCTAGCGGTACTTGAATATGATCATCACATAATGCAATCCAACGATTATCCTCTTTGGTGCATCCACACATACCCATCCAATCAGGATCATTCACTATTTGAAGGTATTTAAACTCTTGCCAATGCTTACGGCACATAGACCAATTTACAGGATTAGTCTTGCATTCATTACATATCATATTATTGCCTATTTTTTTCTATATACGATTTAACTGACGCATAAGATGCAAATGGCAGATCAGTAAGAGACCGTATGTCATTATCTTTAAGTATATTGGCATAGAGTACTTTTCCATTAGAGCATGATTTCAGTTGTGTATGTAAGAATTCAATTTCTTCTTTAACTAACAGACCTGATTCTTGTTTATTTTTTGCAATATACTTTTCTTCGTCTTCACCATCATCATCTTCAGTAGCAATAGCACAGAGAGATAAGAGTGCATATTTCTTCATATAGGTATTAGCAGCACCACGGCCTTGATTGCCAGGCTTTTCACTTTCAAGGATACGGCAGTCTTCTATAAACTGTCCTGTTTGTACATGTATTAAACGTGTGTGGAGATACTCTATTCCATCTTCAGGTCGAGCAAAGTGCCATATGATAATGTTGTTCTTAGATAATGCACCTTCAACAGCACGATAAATATCACCTATCTTGGCATATTCATATTTCTGGTGGGAGTTAGTTCCACCAAATCCAGTTGATGAGAACTCTCTTTTAGCTAATAAGAATGCTGATGCCAATGCTGTGATATCTTGTGACATTGATTGGTTATAATTTTTGACTATTGGTTGTTCCATATAATCCTTTAGTGTATCGCACTCATATTTTTAGTTTCCCACTTATCAACAAATGTTTTTATTTTTCTCATGGTCTTCATAGAACATGATTCTGGGTTGCGTCTAATGCTCATCAGAGTGTTATGAGATATATCTAAATCTCGCACTAATTCAATAGCTGATAAAAATTCACTTCTACAAATATCCTCAAGCTTCTTTATATATTCTTCTCTAGTCATCATTGTCCTTGTTAATTATATAGTTCTTATATATAAGTGTATAGATTTGACATTAATTGTCAATAATCTATACTTATATTAAGTAAGTAATTAAACGTCGACAAGTTGTCGACAGTTAGCAACCCGTGACATTTTGTCACGACCTGAGGTAGGAATGCAAAAAGATATGACAATAAAAGAAATAGCAGTTCTTCTGCAAAAGAGAATTGATGTTCGTATGGAATCCTTTATGGAGCTTCATAATAAACTAAAAGCTATAACTGTTGAGATTGAAAACTTAGAAAAAAAAATGATTGTAATCATCAGAGAACTGGAACCTGTTCAATCTTTGATCTATAATCAAAACCCACAGCTAGAAAATATATTTGAATCACTCAAGCGTGTTTATGGAAAGGAAGAGAATGTCATTGATAGAGAAGCTCACTAATGAATTAGATGCTGAAATTAGTCGTATATATGGTGAATATGTTGATCTTCATGCGGAACTTGATAGCCATCGTGGTAAACCAATAAATGACACCAATTTGGATGATGTAAATAGAATCCTGAAGGATATTCAAGAGAAGTTTGCTTCATTACATCCAGCGTATCATTTCATTGCCATACGTCATCAATATGTGTCTAATGCAGTTACTGCATATAATGAGTTTATTGAAACACTTAAAAAATCTGGTGCTACTCAGGATGATTCTGGTCCTTCAAAAATAATAACAGGTTAATATGGAACACAACATTTATCGTTCCACTGACATAAATGAAATCATGGGAGCTTTGAGTAAAGCACAGGGGTCTTATAAACCTCTCAAGGCAAACCAGGATGCCCCAGGAGGAAAGTTTGCTAATCTTCAAGCCATTCTTGAGGCTGTTAGAGAATCGTTAGCCTTAAATGGTTTGGGGTTCTTTCAGTTCATTGAGTTATTAGATGAAGGTTCCGGTGCTGCGTTGCTAAAAACAACCATTGGGCATGAGTCTGGTCAGTATATATCTTCATGTGCTCGTGTAGTAACAGGTAAAACTGAACGGCAAACAGGCAATATCTATGAGATTCATAAACGCTTACATGCATTGATGCTCTTGGGTATTGCACCATCAGACAATGATCCTATTGCATTCGATGATAATGGTGAAATAATGGCAGAACAACATCTAGTTGCGAGCTTAAGAAAACCAGATTCTCCTAAGAAGGAAGCAGTTGATCGTACTGATGTCATTAATAAAACTCAGTATGATGAATTGTTAATTGAACTAGATGGATTTGAAAAGATTGCTAAAGATATAATGGAAGTGTATGACATAAGTACATTGGCAGATTTGCCTTCGTCTGAATATCATAGGGCAAGAGCTAAAATATTAAAGATTAAAAGAACTCAAGAAGAATACTTGAGGAAAAAATAGAGCACTGTGCTTATATTAAGGGTACTCCTTCCTTGTGTAAGCGTCCCCCGTGGCGAAGGTTAGTCTCCATGGGGGGCTTTTATTGCAACAAGGTGCAGCAAATCAATAATTTAGTCAATTAAAAGCAGATCCCATAGTTAGTTTGGATAACTATAGGATCTTAAGCAGCAGG